TATCTTCCTTTGTTCTGATAACAGAGAACAGACCATTATATGATTCTACTACTGCGGGGTCACTCAAAATGAGTGACGGTACTGTACTGCCAATACCAACATGCAATGTTCCATTTGTAGTCGCAGCAAGTGCTACATTACTTAAAATCAATGCAGGAGCAGTTACAGTAACATTTGAAAGAACTCCTGTTGGTTCATCATAGAATTGTACTACAGTATCCGCTGTTCCAATACCAATAACTGTTGTGTCTTCTGGAAGTATATTGGTAAATGAAACTGCAGAACCAATAGGAGCAGCAAGCGTAGTACCAATACCAACATTCACAAAACGATCAGATCCTACACCAATGTTTCCAACTAATGTTGTAGTAAATCCAACTGTAGTTGTAGATCCAAATCCCACGACAGTTGGAAGATCACCAATGGTAAAAACTTCAGGAGCATCAAGGTTATCAGTGAGAGTATCACCAAGTACAATACCTTCTATACCACCAGGACTCACCACAGCCATAACTGTGGTCCCAACTCCAATATTACCAGTCAATTCAGTGATTAAATTTGAACCAAAATCTCTATTGATTGGTTTTCTATAATACTTCTGACCATAGTAATTCTTCTGTATTCTGAGACTGGGGTCTTTTACACACTTATATGTGGTGTATGATGAACCTGATCTGAAATTTGTAGTAGTTCCTTGACTTTCCCACTTCAAATCATTACGACACCCATCAGCAATCCTTGCATCATATGCTGCTTTTAAATTATCAATTGCATCATTAACTTCTTTCAATAATGGTGCAACTTTCCTATCCATCTTGGATACAAGAACATCAATTTTATCAATCTGAATATCTTTCAATTTGATTTGATCTAGAATCGCATCTCTAGCATCTCTTGCATACTTTAACTTTTGCTTTAATTCTTCGAGGATATCGTTCTTAAGTGTCATTCTTCAACCTCATCATATTCAATCTCTAGTTTTTCTACATCACATCTCTCTGCATAAAGAGTGTAACTGCATTTTACTTTAGAACCTTTATTGTTTGATACTCTAATACCATCCTCAAGAATTCTATAGTACAGTTCTTGATACTCATCCTTTGGTGTCAAGTTTACTGTAATGGTATTTAGATCGACCAATTTATCCCAAAATTCTGGGAATGGTATGATATTTTCACCGTCAAGAACTCCACGATAATACACACCAATCTCTGGTCCTTCTAAGCAAGTATGTACAAGTCTCTTTCCTGGTTTGCTTGGATGTGGAATATCAAACTTCTTAAATGGTGCTGCTACGGCGGCAAATGCTCCCACCGCTGCTTTACAAGTTCCAGCAATCGTAACATCTGGAGCAGTTACTGGTCCGTTACATGTTAGTGGACCGTTGATAATTGCAACAGAGTTGCCAATATCGATAGCGTTTTTCAGATCGAGAGCATTTTTAAATGAGAATCCATTCTTCAAACTGCCACCAAGTGCAGTCATCAATCCAAAACGATTGACAACACCATAAACATTTACAATTCCAAAGTGATTCGAAATACCAGTAACTTCCAAAGAAAATGGAAGAGTTGCACCAGGGATTGCTAATGGTGGACCAATGCTAACACCCGCTCTTATTACACCAGTGGGAAGAGAACCACCAAAGATACTGATACCTGGGTTAGTTAAAACTCCAGTTGATGTAAATTGACTTATTGAAAGTTTTGATAGGTCAGGAGTACCAATCGCTACTTTAGCAAACTGACCTCTAGTAGATTTGAAACTCATTATCCTGCTCTATTCAGAATCTTCTTTGCTTTATCAGCAATGTTAATGATCTTGTCAAAGAATGATCCAGAAAGAATTGGATCTTGACCACTACCAGTAGTGACTGCACCAGTCTCACAGTAGAGTTCCAATGTTCCCGCTGCCAGTAGAGTATTTGATGTGGATGTAATTGTATTTTTTGTACCATCAACGATGAACTCTGGGCACTTAACACTCACTGTTTTCATTGAACCGAGATTCAAATCCCCATCAGCATCTGTTGATTTTATGATTACATTAGTTCCCTCAAGAATCAAATTACCATTTGGTGCCTTGATATGAACATTTCCATTCTTTGCTTGAATCACAACTCCTTCATCTTTCTCCGCTGCAGTTTTTCCACCATATATTTCAACTGATTTATTTGCAGCTAGTTTACAGTTTCCCGTATCATAAAAGTGAATTCCTTGAATACTGTCAGTCGTAACCGCAAATTCAGTATGTCCATGTCCTTCAGTTCTCGTTCCAGATTCAATGTTGAATCCAGGACGACGCATAGAAAAATACTCTGCTGCGTATTGGTCAAACTTTTCTTTAACTAGTTTTTGTACTTCTTCTTCTGTCATATACAATCGATAACGCTAGTAATGCCGACGAGACCAGATCGTTTAATTCCACCATCATCTTTGAATGTCTCTTTAAACTCCATGACAGGAACTAAAGATGCACCTCTTCCCGTTCGAGTATTTATGACGATGAAAGGAGTTGAATTATATTCAAAATTACCAAAGTCATTTGGTAAAACTACATCAATAACGGATCCATTTCCTGGAGTCACTACCAATGGAATAGTTACTCCAATTCCTGTTCCTCCTCCACCATCAGGATCAAAGATACCTCTGTCAGGATCAGTTGGGAATAGTGTCGCAGTGTCTCCAGAAGTATATCCTATACCTGGTGTATCAACAAAAATATCAGTAGTCGTTCCGATCGGATTGTCAGTAAATCCATCACTGGTTTTATTTGGACAATAATTTGCACCAGATTTTCTGACTACAATCTTATCAACCTTTCCATCCTTTATGATTGGTCTAAGTTCTGCACCATATCCAATGTTTGTGTTATCAAGAACAATCGCTGTTGTTTGATTATCATAACCAGATCCTCCACTAACTACTTTGACTGCAAGAATAGAACTACCGCGATCTACGATTGGGATTGCCTCTGCACCAGAACCAGATCCAGTAATTCTAACCTCTGGTGGAATACATTTACCATATCTATATCCTAAAGGCATTCGGATAATATCATCTTGATTTTGTGGATCTCTAACTTTCTGATTACATGCATTAAAGACTGAATTAGTACCACCCAACAAAGGAGTAGTAGCAATTGCACTCTCGATGGATCCCAATGCTCTATCTAATTGTCCTGCAGAGTCTCCACCAGTAATTGCATCAGTCGCCTCCAAGACAGCACCAATCCGCATACCATTATATTCTGTATCTTTAAACTCATCCGTTCCAAAGAAATCATCAATTTCACCATTAGCATCTCTTCCGAATTGTGCAAGATCCTCTGCAACTCCATCAAGGAAGTTAATGTTATCTACTTGTTTTGCCCAATCGTCAGCAGCAGTATCTAGGGCAGCCTTTGTTGAAGATACCCACTTGCTTGGTGTGGTGCATTTCTTTCCATCACAACCAATAAAATTAAAGATAGCAGTGGCAAGGTTACTTGCTTTTCTCAAGAATCCTTGAATTGCACCAATACCACCAGTCAACCATTCAAGACCAGATAGAACTGGTGCAAGAAGATCCTCTAACATAGAAAATATCTTAGAGAATATACCAGAGACGAACTGTTCTACTGCACAAAATGGACCATTGATAATTCTTCCAAGTAAACTCTTGAACAAGTTAGTTAAAAACCCAGTCAAATCTCCAAGTAACTTTTCAAATAAACAGAAGATTATATCTAAAACTTTTTGGAATGCTTTATTTGAAACTGCATCTGAAATATAATCTAAAGGATTGATTAAGTTTAAATTTCCTAAGAAGGTTGAAAATATAAGAGTCAACTTACCGAAGAGTCCATCTCTTACATTGTTAATAATACCTTTGACAACTCCCTTTGCTGTTCTTACAACTTTCTTAATCTCCGTATCCATATCAAAGATGGCATTAGAGATTGGATCAACAAACTTGCCAAGAGAACTTTCTAAACTGTTTGTTAGTGTAATGAAATCAGTAATCACTTGAGTCAATCTTCCTATGGCATCATTTCCACATGTGCTAGGAATTTGATGCTCTACTGTATTCTCTGGTTCAAATGCTTGAGAAGCTGCATTAGCTTTTCCGTCAGGTTGAACTACTCCCTGCTCTGTGCCACCCTCATCTTCTCTTTTTATCTTTCCCTGTACTGCATCGGAATTGGGCGGTGCAACATCTTCAGTTTCAGCTCTTTTAGTTTTTGTAGGTTTATTCAGATTTCCACCAGTAAATGGTTTAAATCTAGAACTTTTTCCTTGAGTTAACTCATCAGCACTAATACTATTGCGAACTGAGTTATGTCTATTAAGAAGACCAATGATAACTGGTTGTTGTGCTTCTTCACCATCTAAAAAGAAACCAAGAGCAGTTTCTCCACCAACCAAAGTAAGAGAATCTCCCATGCCACCCTGTCCGCTGCCAGTGACAGCATCCATCATTACTTGTGCCCAGGGGAGATCTTTCTCTGGAAGGTCATCATTGAAAGGATGGTATCCTATAATTCGAACTTTACATCTCTGCCCCATAGATTGTTCTTGGGACATGACAATATTTTCTTTCTTCCATACTCTAGGATCAGCAACTCTGCCGATCCACCATACGAAACCATCCTTTCCAATGAAATTAGATTTTAATAAAGACTCATCTATCATTTACTTAATCGTCGTAGATTAAACACTCTGGTTCTGAAGGGTTTTGATCGCAAAAAAGTTCCAAGTAAGTTGGATCGTGATGATCTCCTGCTTCAATCTCTTTTTTATGATGTTCTACATACTCTTCTAGTTCATGCAGTTCGCCCTCAATGTGACGACGCATTTGTGGATTAGTTGTGGGATCTTGAAGGATCTCTTTGTCCTTCTTGATATGTGCTTCGATGCTGTCCATGTTGTTCTCCTTGTGATTAGTTTACGCCGTAGGAGTCTCTCATCAATTTAAGACTTGTAGTATTTTGATTTGCAGAAAAATGATGTCTTAATTCTCTAATCAGATAATATCCACTAGACTGTTTGTCTATTTCCTTTGATCCACCTTGTCCCATTTCAGGAAATTGACAGTAAATGATGTCTCCTACCTTTAATTTTATATTACATGGTATGAGAATATTTAGTGCCTGTGTGAACAGTAAATTATATCTAGCAAGAGACTTTGCTTGATCTGCAGGTGATCTACCTGATGTTGATGTTCCTCCTCCTGCATTCATTATACCATTGTCTGATGGTCTGACAAGTACTCTACTAATAGATTCACCGAATTCGTCAGAGATCGCTAACGGATCTTTGCTCAATGTTTTATCTTTAATTTGCTCTTTCAAAGTATACTTGTATATATTGACCTCGTGTGAATATGCGTCATAGAAAAATGTTACATTAGAATACATACCAATTCTAAGTGACTTTCTCAAGTCAATATTTTTTTCAAACACAAATTCAATAATCTTGTCATCTGAACTGTTTTCCTTAATAACTTTTCCACTGTAAAGATATCTTGGTATGCTTTTTTTATCTGAACTACCTTCAGATTGTTTTAGTTCGGAGACTAATCCGTCAATACTTTTAAAGTTGTATCCATCTTGATTCTCATAGAATAAGTATCCAGATGTCCCTGTTGCTTCTGCGTTCTGAGAACCAGTATCAGATGAATCAGAAGACCCTGCAGTTGCTGCCATTGACTTTGGTGCCAACCATGTGAGGATGGTGAATGGTTTTTTCATGGAACCAATAAATGTATATGCATTTGCAGTGTCTTCAATATTTTTTTCCATATAATTGTCTGTCGCCAACACAGTGGTAAGGATTGTTTTTACAGACTCACTAATCTTCCCTGAATATTTTCTAGTACATCTTGCAGTTTCATTCGTAAGATTCTCTCTAGTCGTCAAGTGTAGAACAAAGTTTTCTGCTTGACGATTACTTTCTAATCCAGAAACTTTATAGACATACATTGCACGATCTTCAGTGTTACGGGTAAAAGAACCTGTAGCACAATCAATATCGATGAATACTTTTTCTCCTCCTCTAATTGGAAGACCACTTACAATACTATTGACATTGATTACGGATACTGCAATATTGACTACAGGATCTAAAATATCCTCAAAGTAATCAATTCCCAAAATAGAGTTGGTAATATCAATTTCTTTTGTTCCATCCTGAGATCGGATAGAAAATTGTCTGGGTTTATATGTTCTTAATGCTTGTGACATTATGCGTTAGCTAACTTAGTTAAGAGGAGAGACTCATGCATACTATTTACCAACTGATTTGGATCAATAGATGCGACAGATGATCCTCCAGATCTACCTCCTCCGATTGGAACTGGAATAAACTGTGAACCTTGCTGTCCCTGTGATGGTGCTGGTGCCTGAGAAATAACAACAACATTATCAGATGTTGCTGCTTCAGCAGCAGGAGTTAATCTTGAAACTTCAAAGTCCTTTCTAGAAGCTTGATATCTTTCAGCAGCAGCAAATGCTTCTTGTTCCGAAGACGCATAATCTGATGGAAGATTACCCATTACAGGTGTTACAGGTTGTGCAGCAGTTGTTTTACTGGAATCAGTTTCTGTTGGGGGTGATCCACTGCTCTTATAATTGAAGTGTCCACCATGTGATCCAGGATAATTATTAATCTTCCAACCATATTTTGCTCCATTCGCCTTTATCCATTCCTGAGATTCACCATGAATGTCTATTGCATTTCCATATAAATGATGAGAATTAGTAGCACCACCTATTTCATCATTCTTTTTCTTACTTCTCTGACTGCTGTGAATATCAGATCCCTTCACAACACCCATAGAGTCTCTGATCATTTTAGCAAATGCAGTTGCACCTGCTTTAGAGAAGATAACAGGTCTTCCCTTATAGTCTAACAGACCTTTAATTGTATATCCACTTCCTGTTTCTGGGTGAGTAGCAGGAACAACACTATCATCTTCCTCCTCATCAGAATCATTTGCTGAATCAGTAGCAGATCCTTCCCTCTCAATAGTTCCCTCAGGAACCCAACTTATTCCATCCCACTCTACAGGTTTTCCTTCTAAAACTGCTTTCTGTCCAACTTTTCTATTCAGATTTTCTTGTGCTTTCTTTCCACCAAAAAGTTGATCATATAACCATCCGCCAAGGAGATCACCGCCAACTGATCCAAAGAACGAACCTATTGGAGCTGTTAACCAACTAAATGCTCCTACACCCAGAATAGCACCAACACCACCACCTAACCACATACCAAGAGCCTGGCCAATTGATTTAAATCCTGCTCTCCCAGGAGGTTCTTTGAATAAGAACACATTTATAGCAAAGTCAATTAGAGGACCAATAAAAGGAATCCTCTTTATAATTGGCAATAAGAATTTTTTACCAAAACGAAAAGCAAGTTTTTTCTTTGCTTTATCAGATAATTTTGCCAACATTTGTTTTAGCGTTGGCATTACTTGTTTTGCTTGTCTAAATGTTCGTACAACACCTCTTTGAGCATTGGCTCCTCTTCCCCCGAAAGCAGTTCCAGTTTCAAGTTGAGAACCAAAAAGTCTTCTTGACCTATTCAATCTATCGAGAGGACCAGTTGGACCATCAGGTCTCATCATCCTCTGTGCAGTCATTCTTTGTCTTTGCAGATTTTCCTGGAATGTTCCACCTGCTCTTGATTGTCCAGGTCCTCTTCTTGGAGAAACTGTAGTTGTTCTAGGTATATCTGGATCTGTAGTACGAGGTCTTGATGGTTGAGGATTTCGTTGTCCTCTTGGTTGTCTATTTCCTCTTGGTTGTCTATTTCCTCCCCTCCTTCTAGGAAGAAAAGGAGCAATTGGCATTCTCTCACCTGTTAGTGATGAAACACCAAGTCCCAACGCTGCAATCGCACCAATCTTTAATGCTGGAATTGCAATCGTACCTATTACTGGTAATGCAGATATGAGTTTGCCAATAAGACCACCAAAACCACCGTCTTCTTTCCCTGGTTTTGGTTTAGTTTCTTTGTTTAATTTTCTAAGTTCATCCTTCTTTGGAAGTTTAACTCTACCAAGATCATCAGAAGAAAGTCTTAAAAACTCTGCAAATTTTCTATAATCACTTTTAACATCAAACTCAACAGACTCCATCTTCCTCACATAAGGTGAGGGAGTATACTTTAATATCTTTGGTTTACGCTTAGGAAATAGTGTCTTCATGATGCAACAATATTAAGTTCTGCCTTTGTTGCTAATGAAGAAAACGCATCAGGATTAGAAGGATTTAAGAATGCAATCGTTGGTCCAGATTCAGATGATTGAGGAGTACTAGAAACTCTTGATGGTGACCTTGGTACAGATGCTTGTGGTGATTGTGTAGTAATCGTTGCTATATTTGAACTTCTTCTTGGAACACTACTTTGATTGCCAACAGGTTGAACTGCGGGTTGTCTCTTATGTGCCCTTGCCTTAGCAGCTGCTTCTGCCTTTGTAATACTGCCATCATTATTTGCATCTAATCCTCTATTCTGATCATATGCTCTGCCAGTATAACCACGCATCGCTCCCCTACCAAAGAGAACAAAGTCATCTGGTTTACCTACAGCAGCAGGGAATAAAATTGACATATAAAGATCATCAATATCTCCGCCTTGAATTCCTTTATTTGAAAAATACTTATCGACATATTCTAACTGTTGAGTTCTTGACATCTTTGCAAGTTCTTCAACTGTTGTTCCCAATCCTTTCGCAGTTTCTGGCATAAACTGAATCAATCCAGTAGCACCAGATCCTGCCGCGTTTTTCTGAGCAGGATCAAAAGTTCCACCAGTTTCAAAACTCATTACTGCATACAGATCATCTTCACTTATATTATATTTTTTCGCAAGTCTACTGACTCCCTGTTGAAAAGGTTTATCATTTGCAACTGCCTTAGGTGGTGATGCTGGACTAGAGCCACTACCCATGATCGGAGTTGTTGGTTGTGCGGCTGGTGCTCTGGTTGGAGCGCCCCTTCCAGTTATAGCATTAAATCCATCACCGATTGCTTTACCAATTCCTCCAAATAAACCAGGTTCATCTGGAGTATCATCTTCAATTTCCCCAGTCTCTCTAAAATTTTTTACTCCTTCAATTGCTGCTTGCTCTTGATCCTTATAATTTTCACCAAGATTACTCATTCCCTCCTGTTGAAGAGATGGTATTTCCAATCCAGTAAATCCAATCGCTTTATTAATCGCTCCAGTAATACCATTATACCAATCAATCAAAGTATTTTTTATTTCTTTAAATTTATCCTTTACTCCTTGAACAAATCCTTCAACTTTTTCTTTT